GCCTTATGTCGCCAGTTCAGCAGATCGGTGAGTGACATGCCGTCCATCTCAGACGGCGGCCAGTGAAATATCACCGCGATATCTGCCATCAGGTCATCCACGGTGAGGCGGGGCGCAATACTTACACCACCGGTTTCGGCGATAAAAAACCAATCACCTTGCCTGCGAGCGCAATCAGATCCGGCAGCTCCAGGCGCGAGCACTCTTCTTTGGTCAGGTTCGGAGAGGTGATGCGCGGTAAAATGGTGATCAGCGCGTCCACATCCGCGTTCGCCAGTGCCGCAAGACCGATACCGCGTAAGCTGCCCGCAGTGGGTCTGGTGACCTGAACTTCGGTGATTTCCATTTCGCCGCGTTTGAGCGGAACATCGAGGATCACGGTATTGTCATTAATGTCAGTCGGGTTCATGTGTTTTCCTGCTTGAGTGGGAAATGAAGCCGGCAATGACTGCCGGCTTTGGGAGGGAATTACAGGCCGAGTGCGGTACGGTGTTCCGCCAGACGGTCAACGCCGTTGACGACTTCGACCATATTGACGGTGTCGATCTCAATCAGCTCTTTGCCGTCGATGGTCAGTTTGAAATATGTACACTGGGTGGTGACTTTGGTTTCAGTGTCTTCACCCTGTTTGTACTCACCGAAATCAAACTCTTTGTGACGGCCGCGCATCATCACTTCGACCGCGGAAACATCACCGGTATCGTCACGCTGCAGCGAACCGGCAAAACGCAGTGGAATATCAGATGTGCTGCCCCATTGCTGCAGAACCAGCTCATCCAGACCGCCGATGGACCATTCCAGCGTCAGCGCATCGTCGTCCAGACCGAAGTCCACTGCGACCGAACCGCTCATGCCGCCGCCACGATAGTTTTGCAGTTTGCGGGTGAGTTTCGGCAGCGTCAGCGAAGAGACCAGACCGAGGTAGCTGTTCCCGTCATTAAACAGGTTCAGGTATTTCAATTTCTTAGGAAGTGCCATGAGTCATTGTCTCCTTAGCTGTTAATGGACGCGGCAAAGTTCACCAGGTAAGAGTCGGTGATACGCTGGCGCAGAGTCAGATCTTCCAGTGGAGGAACCGGGGTGTAGTCGTAATCGATATACAGTTTGCCGGCTTTCAGGGTTTCCGCTGTGTTTGCGGTTTCGTCGTACCAGCAGTCACCGTCAATGATGTAACCCGCTGATTTCATTTCGCGCATTTTGGCTTTGATGCCGTCGATCATGTCGCGAACCAGTGAGGGCGTCATTGGTTTATCGACCGCCCACATATGCGCTTCTGCCATGGTATCGGCCAGCACTTGCGCGGTACGGGTGTAGTTTTCAAACAGGAACAACGTGTCATCGCTGCAGGTACGGTTGCCCCAGAAACGGAAGCCGTCTTTGCGAACCAGCGTGGTGACACAGGCTTCGTTCAGCAGATCGGCGTCGGTGCCGGTCGCCTGCAAATCCCAGAAGACGCTGGCTGAAAGGCCGGTCACACCGTTCACGCCGACGTTTGACAGGGTTTTATGCCAGCCGGTTTCCTGGTCGATTTTGGCGCGTAAGCCCAGAGCACGAGCAGTGGCATAAGCGATATCCGACTGGCTGGTGGTGGTATTCCAGTTAATAAAGTCCGGCCAGATCAGCATCAGTTCGCGCTGACTGAAGTTCTCGCGGTATTTAATCGCATCGGAAATGGTTTTTGCGCCATAGACGCCGACATAACCAAAGGCACGCAGCTGCTGGCAAACTCCTGCCAGCGCGGTTGCGACTGCCTGATTATCCAGACCAGGAACGCCGAGAATGCGTGGTTTAACGCCAAGCTCAGCCTGAGCAGAAAGCAGCGCTTTCATGCCGGTATAACGGCCATTGGCATCAGAACCGCCGATGATATTGCTGGTGGTCTCAGCCTCATCTTCGCCCGTGGCAACACGCACCACGACTGTAACCGGTTTACACTGGTCAGCAATCGCCAGAAGCGCTGAGCGCAACGTGCCGCTGGTGCCTGCTTTACCGCTGGCGGCCAGAACATCAGTGATCAGGACCGGAGTATTCAAAGGAAAAACGGTCGCATCCGCATCTTCTGCGGTACAAACCATGCCGATAATTGCTGTGGAAACGGTAGAAATAACGCGGGTGCCGTCGTTGATTTCAACAACACGTACGCCGTGATGATAATCAGCCATCAGGTTGACTCTCTCTGTTGTGGGTGGTGAAGCAAGGATGCCGGTTCGCAACAGAAAGCGCATTTCATCAGGGGCGTGGGGGCGGTGGCACAACAGCGGGGGGAATCAGATAATAAAAAAGCCCCCGAAGGGGCTGGAGTCAGGCCGGAATTTCAGGCCAGGTGATGTCTGGGGCGATTGAAAGATCCAGCCGGTTAAGTGCAACGCGATAGGTTTTCCAGGCTTTGAGCAAGGTAATTTCTTCATCGCTGGCATCATCAATATCAACGGCATCCTGCAATGGCGTTATAATTTCGTTAGCTGCGGTCATCAATAAATTACGTTTGATTACCGCATGCTCAATGAGCTCTTCGCTTGTAAAAATACGTTCGGTAATTTTCTCTCCATCAAAGATCCATTTCCCACTATTGCTACGACTTTCAAACTTTTCCGGGACCACATTAACTTCCGCCAGGAAAAAAGATTGAGGCCACAGGGTGCTTGCATCGTAACTTGCTGAGTTTATTAATCCCATTTGATCGAAACTGATCTTTAAAGTTTCCGAAGCTAGTTGTTTCTGCAGTTCGTACCAGTCGTTTCCCTTTGGGTCTTCAAGGAACATGATGCTGTGCGAATCAGCGAGCAATTTTTCAGCTTCATTGATATTTTCTTTTAATTCAAATGGGCCATAAATTTTATTTTTCATGCGTAACCTACTGTATACCAGTTACCGTTAACGGCTTTTTGTAATGGTCGCAGACGAATCCAATAGTTTGAACTCCCTGCATCTTTGAAAGATGTCATGACCCCGCCAGCCATACGTTCATTGTTACCACGCTCCTGAAATTCCGTGGATGTCCCCAGTCTGATGTCACTGACATAATTGTTTGCAACCCAACTATAGGTTGCCAGTTGTACAACTTCAGAGGTGGTCGAGTGCCGCATATAAGGGGCTTGTACATTGCCAACAATAAAACCTGCAACACTGCAAGTATCTTGCGCAATTGCATTAATGGCAGCCGGGGTCGGCGGATTATTTGAGCTATAAACCCGAACACCGCCGTTGGATTCATAGAGCGCCCCTACAGCAACAATATTTCCATTAGCGTGAATTTCCCCCGGGCTACTGAAACCACCGTTGTTAGAATCGAAAAACCATGCTGTAGATCCCCCGTTATCACCAACAACATGTATTACAGCACTGGGAAAATGAGCATCACCAGCGGTGTATGCACCAAAACTGACGGATGCCGCGTAGCCGTATGTTTGGGTTTGGACGATCCCTTTAAGAAAAGGAGAATAATTACTTACACCAGCGGGGACTGCGTATCCGTAAGGGATCAGGAACGGTGCAAAAGGTTGCGAATATTGGGTTGCAAAGCCACCGACTCCCTCCCATGTTCCTGGTTTAATCTTGTAACGGGATGCATTTTCCAGATATCCCACATTGCCGCCTGTTGCAGGCACTGCACCCACATTACCAGCTGACAAGTTAATATCCGCCGTACCATCAAATGCTACACCGGCTATTTTCCTTGCCGTCGCCAGCTTAGTCGCGGCAACAGCTGTTCCGCCGGAGGGTAAGCGCCCGTTTGCATTATCATTCGCAGCTTTCACCGCTTTTGGCGTTGCCGCCAGAACTTCGCTTGTGCTGTCCACCGCGCTGCTCAGCTGCACAAAACCTTTTGCGGTCAGCGTACCGTCGGGGTGACGCCGTGAGGCTTCATGTTCTGCCAGCAGATTATTGACGTATTCTTCGGTCGCAATAATCAGGGTGTCGTCAATGGTCAGGCTGACCGCATCGGTATCTGTGACGGTTAATACCATGCGCAGGGTTTGTGTCCGGCCGGAACCTTCCTCCAGCGTGGGTTTATAGCTGTCGGCCATATTACTGACGGCAATGAGTTCTCCTTCTGCAGAAAACAGTCCCATCTCACGCATCCAGAAACCGCCGACTTCTGCCGGGATAATGGCTTCGGCAATAATCCAGTTGGCATTTTTGTTGTCGATTTTGATGGAGTTCAGTTTCAGACGGTAGGTTTCATGAACCAGTGCCGTCTGCCCCACAGAGGGCTCAGTTGCGTTGCCATTACCATCACCGACTGCCAGATGGGTAATATTGACGTCTTTTCCGCTTTCGATGGCTGACGCAATGCGCGCCTGCCCGAGAGTGGTGACGACGGATTTAAATTTGCTCATAAGATTCCTTATCAGTCCGGATAAACAGTGAGTATTTCTGCGTCATACATTGCCGCGGCGAGATAGACGGTGCCGGGAATATCCTGAGTAATCGTCAGTCCGATCAGATGACGGCTGGCGGGTTTCGCATCATCAATTAGTCGCTCCATTTCTTCGTACATGGCTTCGTCAATCCCGGAATCGAGAACACCGATGTCGAGTTTGAACGTGCCAGGCGGGTCATTGGTTTCCCACCATTCGGTGACGTTAATGACATAACCGAGAGGCTCGACCACGCGTTTGATGGCGCTGATGGTGCCTTTATGCTGATGAATGAACCAGGCAGACTGAATCACGCTGCGTTTTGTCGCCGTTGGCCATTCGCTGTCCCAGCGGTCGACAGAAAGTGCCCATGCCAGATAAGGTAAAAATTTGGCGGGGCAGGTCTGCGGATTCCATAATGTTTTTAGCGGGACATTCACACGAGCCAGTTCAGCGCAGGCTTCTGCGGCTGCCAGTTCCAGCGCGGAAGAACCACTGGGCAGCAACCTGTTACTCATCGGAGCCTCCGACGGTAATCACGTAATTTGTGCAGTAAGAGGCTTGCGTGCTGTCGAGCACAATGTCAGCGGCCGGTTTAGCAAGCTCCACACGCTGGACACCTTCGACATGCAGCGCCGCATAGATGGCCGAAAGCCGGATATCGCGTCCCAGACGATGCTGATCGCTGATATAAGATTTCAACTTTTCTTCGGCTGCTAGGGTGATAGGTTCAGACTCAGGCCCCGGAAACAGGTAGAGCGTGGCATCAATCTCATAGGGGACGACGCTGGCAGACTGAACCAGAACACGGTCGGCAACAGGCCGGACATTTTCGTCGTTCAGCGCGATACGAACTTTCGTTAACAGGTCTTCCGGAGCGATACCATCGGCTTCACGCGACAGTACAGAAATGGTGACATTCGCTGGAGACGGGCTGATAACCGAGATGTCCGCCACCCGGCCATCGGCAGACAAACCGTGGAACTCGTATGACCCGGACGGACCGGCAACGCTCATTCCTTCAAAGGCCTGCGGAATTCGGGTGCGGAAATCTGCATCACTTTCCATGACAGCTGCGACTGGCGGAACTTTGGTGTTATCAGCAGGCGTCAGCACCAGTCGTTGTACGCCATTGTTCGCCGCCAGCTGATCCAGATCGCTACCCGTCGCATACGCCACCATTACCGCGCGGGCGGATTCATTGACGCGCTGGCGCAGGATCAGTTCTCGGTAAGCGTTCTCCTGCAACAGCTTGACCAGCGGTTCGGATTCCAGCGTCAGTGTCCGGCTGATGGCTTCCTGCTGGTCGGCGGGATAGAGCGAAATCAGCGTCGTTTTACGTTCTTCAAGCAGGGTTTCATAATCCAGTTGTTCGACCACATCGGGGGCCGGTAACTGGCTCAAATCGATCGTTGCCATAAGTGTCAGCTCACAGGAATATTCAGGGAAAAATCCGTCGCCGTATCGTTACGGCTTCCGGTCAGTTCAATCACCATCTTGCCGTCGTAGCCGGTGTCAAAAGTGATAGCAGTCAGTGAAACGCGGGGTTCCCACTGCAACAGGGCGGTGTAACACACGGCCATCATCTGTAGCCGCAGGGCGCCGTTTTGCGGCTGGTCAATCAGCTCCGAAAGCAGCGAGCCGTAATTACGGCGCATCACTCTTGAGCCCACCGGCGTATTCAAAATATCGCTGACGGACTGGCGAATATGGTCGAGATCTTCGATAGCCAGACCGCTATTTCTGTCCATCCCCAGGTATTTCGGATTACTCATTGCGGGCCTCCTGTCTGACCGCCACCGGTCTGAACACCGCTGTGACGATGGGTATGCACAACGATGCCGTTGGATGTCAGGCTGCCGCCGCTATGGATTAAGTTGCCGGTCAGCGTGCCACCTTGTTTCACTTCAAGGGATCCGGTGGTCAGCTTGCTTGTGCAAACTACTTCCGGCGTGTCCAGCGTGATGCGGGTGCTGGCGGTGCAGCGGATTTCCGGCGCTGTTACCTCAACTTTCTGCGATGCGTTGATGACTGCGGTTTTAATTCCCGTCACTTTCAAAGCGCTTTGTGCCGGTTCGTATTCAAAAACGGCGCCGTCCGGGAAGACCAGATGAAGGGCATCTGGCGAAGCCGATGGCGCGGGTGAGGCATCGGAGAAAACGGCGGGTAAGACGAACGCCGTATTCAGTTCGCCGCCCATCGAGAGCAGCAAAACCTGCTCGCCGACGGAAGGCGCCCACCAGCTGCGCGTGCGGCCAGCGCGGTGCGTCATCCACGGCAGCCACGCCGTTACGTTGCTGCCCGTCGCGACGCGGCAACGTGCGTTGGCCAAATCCAGTTCAGAGACGTTGCCGATGCGCACCAGATTGCCAATCAGCCGCATTATGTCGTTGAGTTGAAGAGTCGTATTCATGGGATAAAGGATGCCGTTTCAGAGGGTTGAGCGACAACCGGTGACCGTTCGCCAGCGGCTGACACAACAAGGTTTACCGGGTCACACCGTCCAGCTGCTGATCAGTTCTCCGTTGAGATAAACCTCACGCGGCAGCGTCACGTTTTCCGGCAATGGGGGTTCAGGCAGATGCGTGATGGTGCGGACATCTTCTGAATCTGAAACCTGCACGCGCTCAGTCAGTTGCAGCGTCAGGACCAGGCTGTTCGCCTGCTGAGTGAAAGTGAAATCACTCAGCCGGTGCGCCGCGTTGCCGAGGATCTCAGGCTGATTAACCTGCAGCCAGTCGAGGACGGTGACCACGCTCAGATCGACCAGCGTTTCGCTGATCGCTTCATCCGTAATCGTCACTGTCAGCGGATAGCGATATTCAAAAGACAGCGAAGGTGCCGACGTGGCCACCACGTTGCCGGCGCCGGTAGTCAGGGCCAGTTTTTCCGGTGCGACAGTAAGCTGAGGGATTTGTTCAGTCAGCCGTTGTTGCAACTGAATCGGTTTTTGCATGTTGTGCCTCCTGACACTTTTTGATGGCTTCGATTTGTAAGCTGCAATCCATCAGCGCAGATTCCAGCTGGAGAATGTCGGCGCTCAGATCTTCATTGGTGACCGGTTTGCTGGCCGGGATCGGGCATGAGCTGACCGCCGGACAGCCAACGTAAATAATCGATGGCGGAGCTGAAGGCGGGACGCTGGTGCAGCCGGCTAACATCAGCAGGCAGCCCGGTATCAGCCCACTGACGGGTTTGCAGATTTTCATGAAGGCTCCTCTGCCTTTGTTTTTCGCGGCTTTGCATCATTTGCCGGGCCGTGCTCAGGTCTTCGCGTAACGCCAGTTCAGCCTGCTCGCGCTGGCGCATTTGCTGGTTCAGGACGGTGATTAGCTGCTCCCGTTGCTTCACCTGAGCCGCCAGGGCATCGCGTTGCAGACCAGCGTTGTTGAGGTCGTGCTGTAATGAACGGTTGGAAAGCAGCAGGATGGCGATCAGCAAAACCATCCCGGCCAGAAGTGCCGGTAACAGGCGCATTCAGACCCCTTTCAGGCAGACGGCACGCTCGGCATTTCGCCTGCGTTCCAGCCCGCGATTACGTTCACCATTAACGAAAACCCAGCGCGGGAGCTGATCACAAGCTTTCTGCCACTGCTGCTGGTTGATGAAAAATGCCAGCGTGGATTGACAGGCTGCTCCGGTGCCGACGTTAAAACCGAAGGACACGACGGCATCAAAAACCGGCTGTGGCATGGTCACCGGCATACATTTTTTAATGGCGCGCTCGGTCTGCTGAATATCTGCCAGCAGGTTTTCAGCGGCCTGATGTTCGGTAATGGTTTGTGCCGGTTTAACCCCTGCCGTGTGGCCGATGCCGCTGGTCCATACACCGGCACTGCACTGGTAGGGCTGCAGCTGACAGCCTTCAAAATCGGTGATAAGCCGCAATCCTTCTGCCGACACCTGCAGTGACAGATAGCCCGGCAATACCGCCATCAGCCCTAACACGACGGCAGCACTGCAGCGTTTAAGAGTTGAGGTTTTCATAGGTGTCTTTGCGCAGGCCGCTGCGTGCCAGCAACTGATAGCTTTTGCGCCGGTAATACCAGTTGATCAGAAACGTACCGACCCCGACACCAGAGCCGACCAGAAAGGCGAAGTCCTGCGATGTCAGGCTGGCGAGCCAGGTCAGTGAGGTGGCAATAAAATAGGCGCAGCCTGAACTGATGCGCTCAGTACTCAGTCCCATAATTTGATCGCCTCCTGAACCGGTTGTTCTGCAATGTCCGGTAAATCAACGGCCGTACCGTGAGGCAATAACGGGCCTAAATCGGCGATGCCTTTATTGGCGGCAAAGACTTTTTCGACGACCGCAGCGGTACGGTTGTAATAACGCCAGCATAGGGAATCGAGGGTGTCGCCCTGTTGTGCATAGACTTTCATGGGTTTTCTCCGCGAGTGAGTAGGATCGTCATTTGATGAGATCAGTCTGCGGAATAGGGCGTGGAGCGGCAATCTGGAAGGGATGTGAAACGACTGGCACAACAGAGAAGCAGATAAATAACACAGGGAGAGGGCGGGGCGCTTAGTCCGGAGGGAAACCGGTCGGGCAAGCGCCAACAATGTTGACAACTACCGCCGCAGGGTCTGGCAATCAGTGAGGGTCGTCAGTACTCCCGTTATAGCAGACTGCGTTCTGGTTCTCGTCAGTCAGCGCCTGACCTGCCAGTTCTGAAATCAGCGACATCATGACCAGAAATTCTTTTGGATTGCATTGGGCTGTCTGCGATATGTCTGCGATCAGTTGTATCCTGGACAACGTTAGCTGTTG